TTCGAGATCCACGTTATCAAAGGGAAGCTCTCGAAGGGAATCGACGAGAAACTGATTCGAATGATTTTGGACCGTGGATCATACGAGGGATTCGGACAGTGGCGCTCCGGCGGGTACGGGCGATACATCGTCGTGTCGTTTTCGAAGCGACAGTAATGTTCGGTGCGTTTAAGTTGTGCTGTGTGGTGTAGTGGTGCAGTCTCGTTTGGTTCCGTGAAGTTCGGTAGCGGTGATTTCATGTGCGGTTTCGTCCAGTCGTGGCGGATGTCGGAAATGTGAGGCATTGGAACCGTATTGTTACGTCCTGTTGCGTGCCGTGATGGTGAGGTAGTGTCTTGTGGCTTCTGGTGTGGGTGACGTGCGGTAGTGTGCTGATTTGTGTCGTATCGGTGTCGAAATGCTGATCGAAGAACTTTTTTCACGAAAGCAGGAGAGACAATGTCTCAAGGAAGCGAAGCGAATACTGTTCCGAGTGAAGTTGCTGTTGGGGAGTCGAAAGCGTTACAGGTTATCCGAGAATCGAACGGGCTCATCACGAAGTCGTCGGAGTTCAAGAAAATGCTATTCTCGCTGCTCAGCGATATCCTCGAAGGATCGGTGACGCCGCGAGTCAGCAATGCGGTCTGCAACGCCAGCGGGAAAGTTCTCAAGCTCGTGGAGTTGGAACAGCGTTACGGGAGGCCAGCGGGATCGGGTGACAGTGGGCCGGCGTCGAACCCGCAACTATCGCTGCAATAGCGCCGTTTTGTCCTGCGTCGTGGCGCATCGGTCTTGTGCGGCAACGGTGCAGCGTTTCGTGTTGTTTTGGTGGCGTGGAGTTAGGTGCCGTGGCGGCGTTGTACTGCGACGTTTTGTGCCGTAAAGGTGCGGTTTCGTAGAGTTGCGTATGGTACGGGTACGGTAAGGGTGAGTTTCGTGCCGTCGCGTAGCGTAAAGTTTGGCAAGGGTGAGGTCCGGTCCGGTCGAGTTTTGTGTCGGTGCCGTCCGATCCCGTGAGGTAGAGTAACGGTGCTGAAGAGTCGCGTAATGTATCGGTGCTGCGCCGTTTTGTCCGGTGTCGTCGCGGTGGAGTTCGGTTTCGTACCGTTTCGTGCCGTATTGGTGTTGTCGTGAGGTGTGGTGCACAGGTTCCGTTTAGTGACGTGGGGTGCAGTTGTGGTGCAGCGTCGCGATGTGTTGGTATTGCGAGAATTTGCATCGAAAGATAGCATCGCACTAACAATTTGATGTTCTAGGAACTCGCGGGACCGATGATCGGTGCCCGCGAACATCCTACGACGGCCTTTCACACGGCTGATGATCAATCGCGTGAAGCCACGGCTTAACCAAGCCGGAGCTTTCACGCGATTTTCATTTTGGTGACTTCTCCGGCGCAGAACCGGAGAAAAACCAATGGCATCACGCCTCAAGAAGCTACAAGACAAATCTGCGGCCATCGTCGCCGAAATGCGATCGATGCTCGATACGTGTGAGAAGGAAGATCGCCAACTCGGCAGCGAAGGACACGAGAAGGAAAAAGACCTTTACGCCTCGCTCGAAAAGCGATCCGAAGACACTCTCACCGAGATCGACGCCGAGAAGAAGCTGGAAGCCCGCGAGAAGTTGCTGGCCGCTGTTCCTGATCCGAACGAAGACACCGAAGAGGAAAAGAACGAACAGCGTGTCAACGGACGCGAACCCAAGCCGCCCAAGAAGCTCACGCTTCCGGCCACGGTGCGACGCCTCACTTCGCTGCGGTCCTTCAAGGGCGACAACGCCGACGCCGAAGCATACGGAACGGGCATGTGGCTCTTGGCCACGGTGTTCCGAAATCCCAACTACGTCAACGACCGGGCCATCCAGTTCTGCCGTGAACATGGAATCATCATGCAGGCCGGTTCCTTCGAAGAGCGTACCGCACAGGCGGAAGGTGCGAACACACTCGGCGGCTGGCTCGTTCCCGACATCCTTGAGCGAACCATCATCGACCTGCGCGAAACCTACGGCGTGTTCCGCAATAACACGCGCGTGATTGCGATGGGATCGGACGTATCGAACATTCCGCGACGCGCCAGCGGACTTACCGGCTACTTCGTGGCGGAAAACACGGCCGTCACGGAATCCAACAAGACGTGGGACGCCGTGCAGCTCGTTGCCAAGAAGTTGGCGGTTCTCTGCAAGTATTCCACAGAGTTGAACGAGGACGCGATCATCTCGATTGCCGACGATCTCGCGTTCGAGATTGGGTACACGTTCGCCAACAAGGAAGACCAGTGCGGTTTCAACGGTGACGGCACTTCTACTTACGGCGGCATGTACGGTGCCGTGGTCAAGATCAACGACGGCAACCACGCGGCCAGTATCTTCACGGCCACAACCGCTCACACAGCGTTTAGCACATTGACGCTGGCTGACTTCCACGGCGTTACCGGCATCTTGCCGCAGTATGCGAAGCCGAATGCCAAGTGGTACGTATCCGGGCCAGGGTTCGCCAATTCGATGGAACGCCTGATGTACGCGGGCGGCGGCAACACCGTTTCTACCATCGGCGGTGGAAGCGGGCCGAGCTTCTTGGGATACCCGGTCGTCATTTCTCAGGTGCTCAACACGACTTTGGCGGCGGACGTTTCCGCCATCAAGTTGTTGTTCGGCGACCTGCGTCTGTCGTCCACGATGGGCACGAGACGCGGGATCATGATTCGTTCGAGTTCCGAGCGGTACATGGAACTTGATCAAATCGGAATGCTCGGCACCGAGCGTTTCGACATCGTGAATCATGACCTGGGCGACGGCACAACGGCCGGCCCTCTGGTTGCACTCAAGACGCCAGGTTCCTAACGCACTGAGACAGAATCAAAACAGAAGCGAGGTAATTACCCAATGAGAAAAACAGGCGCTACGAAGACCGTGGTGAGCATCATCGGAAGCCCCACCAACGGCGAAACGGTGACAGCAAACGTTGACACGCTTGGATACAGTTACGCGGCCATCGACGTCGTTCTCGGCACGTCGAACACCGTGAGCAACAAGCCCACGACGCTCAAGCTCGCCGAGAGCGACGATACGGTAGTGACTAACTTCGCGGATATCACGGCTTTCGTCGGCGGCGGTACGGGCGGCTTCACCATTCCGAACGCCGACACCGCGAATGCCAACATCTACCGCTTCAACGTCGATCTGCGAGGCCGGAAGCGTTACCTGAAAATGACGGTGACGCCACGCACGACGCAGTTGGCGGTTCTGCACGCGACTTTGGGACTTCCGCAGGAAGCTCCGAACACGGCCGGCGAGACGGGCACTGGCGTTCTGGTTCTGGTCGAAGGTTAAGCATGAACAACGGCAGTCAACTAGCCGATCCGACAGTCAAGAGATTGAACCTGGGCGCCGGGAAACTCCCGGTGCCTGGGTTTATCGACATCGACAAGAAGAATGGCAGCGAGGTCTACCCGTTGCCATACGATGACAATTCCATCGCGGAAATTCGCGCGTCGCACATCCTTGAACACTTCCCATACGAAAAGGCGTTGGATGTCGTCAAGGAATGGGTGCGTGTGCTCAAGCCCGGTGGCCTTATCAAGATCGCGGTGCCCGATTTCGAGTGGATCGCGAGGGAATATCTCGAAGGTAAGGACGTAGACGCGCAGCGGTACATCATGGGCGGCCACATGGACGAGAACGACCGTCATGGGGCCATCTTTGACGACGAAGTATTAACTGCCGTAATGCAGGAAGCGGGACTGGCAGAGATTCAGAAGTGGGAATCGGATGTAAAAGATTGCGCGTCGCTGCCGTGCAGTCTGAACTTGCAGGGACGCAAGCCAGCGAAGTCGGTGGCGTCTAAGCCATCGGTAAGGATCCGAGTCAAGTGCGCGATGAGCGTACCGCGACTCGGTTTCCAAGATAACTTCTTCTGTTGGGCAACGGCACTTCTGCCGTTCGGCATCAAGCCAACGAAGTACGACGGTGCGTTCTGGGGCCAGTGCCTTGAACGTGTCATGTCCGAAATGCTGGATTCGGACTTCATTCTGACCGTCGATTACGACTCGGTGTTCGACAAGGCGACGGTTGAAAAACTGTTTCGACTCGCGGTCGAATATCCAGACGGCGATGCGTTCGTATCGGTGCAGATGAAGCGGGCGTCCGAGCACCCGTTGCTCACGATCATGGGTGAGAACGGACAACTTTTGAAGCACATCAAGATCGATGAGTTTCAAAAGGAAGTGACCAAAATTTACACCGGGCACTTCGGCCTGACGCTCATTCGAACCGAGTCGCTGAAGAAGTTGCCTCACCCGTGGTTCCTGGGTGTGCCGAACGATCAGGGCCAATGGGGTGAAGGTCGTATCGATGACGACATCTACTTTTGGCACAAGATGCACGAGTGCGGAATGACCGTCTATTCCGCGAATCGCTGTGTCGTGGGTCATGGTCAGTTTCTTGTTACGTGGCCCAGCACAGACTTCCAGTTGATTCACCAAAATCCTTCCGAGTTCTGGGCCGAAGGGCATCCCAAGGACGTGTGGAAATGAAAGTCCGAATTATTCGATCGTTCCAGCATTACGAGCCGGGCCAGGTGCTCGATCCGGACTTAGGCGTTGCGGATATGTGGATTCATCGCGGATTCGCCGAAGCGATCGTTGACGGGACTGAAGGCGCAACGGAATCCACGATGCTGGAACACGATTTAGAGCGTGCGGTGATACCGAACAGTCCGCGACATCGCAAAGTGAAGGCGTAAATGCTGATTCGCCTGCTGTCACCGTGGAAGGATCGAAAGCCAGGCGACACCGACGACGTTTCTGGCGCCGTGGCGGATGTGCTGGTTCGTCGTGGTCATGCGGAATATGTGGTTCCAACGAATACCGACAGAACGGTTCGAGTAACGGTTCATCGCGATGCCATCACTGAAACTCGTAACAGCACCGACTGAAGAACCCGTCACCATTGACGAGGTGAAGGACGAATTGCGCGGTGCGCCAGTGGAGCTAGACAACCATATCCGAGGTGAGATCGTCACGGCACGGAAGTATTGCGAGACGGTCCTGAAGCGGCAGTTCTGCACGGCGACGTGGGATTACCGGATGGATTGTATTCCGTCGTGGGAATTTGAGTTGCCTTTACCGCCGCTGCAATCGGTGACGTCAATCACTTACATCGATTCGGGTGGCACGAGTACGGTTCTATCGTCGTCGCTCTACTCGGTGGACATCTACTCGGAACCGGCTCGAATCACGCCAGCATACAACCAGTCGTGGCCATCGACACGATATCAGAACAACGCGGTGACGATTCGCATGGTGTGCGGGTACGGCGACGCAACGACGGTGCCCGAGCCGATCAAGCAGCGGCTGAACGTCCTGATCAACGAGGCGATCTTCTCGGCCCCGATCAACAAGCGGCTGGTCGAGGAGTTCGCGTTGACGCCGCGCAAGCTCGACCTCGCGCAATGTGCCGCCCAGGACCGCGAGGAGCGGGCCAAGTGGGC